CGGGCTGCGTTTTAGCGTGGATCATACGGCGACTCATGCGTTCGTTGATCAATTTTGGAATCATGAATTAAACCAATTGCCTATGCGGGCGGTTGAGTGGTGCGACGAGTTGACCAGGTCGGGCGAAATATTTTTGCTGGTCACCACGGGGCCGGATGGGATGAGTTATGTGAGGATCATCCCGGCTTTGAATGTTAAGGAAATTATCACTGCTCCCAATGATGTGCAGCAGGAGCTTGAGTACGTTGTGATTAGTGCCGATCAATTGGATGAGTCGAGGTATCCGGGCGCGCCGTCGCGGTTGTCCAGGGCGCTGGATGGCGGGTATCTGCCGTTCGTGCTGCATTATGCAATTAATCGGCCGGCGGGTGCGGTGCGGGGTGAGAGTGATTTAGCGCCGCTGCTGCGCTGGTTGAGCCGGTATTCGGGGTGGCTGGAAGATCGCGCGCGCCTGAATCGCTTTAGAAACTCGTTCCTGTGGCAGGTCAGCGCGAAGTTTGCGACAGAAGCGGAGCGGCTGGCCAGGCAGTCAGCACTTGCTTTAAATCCGCCTGCGCCTGGGTCTATCCTGGTCACAGATGAGAGTGAGGTTTGGAGCGTAATGAGTCCGAAGCTGGAATCGGCGGACGCAGCAGAAGACGGGCTGGCGCTGAAGAAAATGATTGCGGCGGGGGCTGGGCTTCCGCTGCACTTCCTGGCCGAGCCGGAAGGCTCGACGCGCACCACGGCCGAGTCTGCGGGCGGGCCGACCTATCGCCGGTTTGAGCAGCGGCAGCAGTTTTTTACCTGGCTGATTGGCGATTTGCTGCGCCTGGTGATTGAGCGGCGGCGGTTGGTGGATGGATCGGTTAAGGCAGATGCGCGAATCGTGGTGCGGGGGGCGGATCTGAGCGCGCGTGATAATGCGGCACTGGCCGTGGCTGCGTCGACGGTGGTATCTGCGTTTCAGAGTTTTAGAGACCGTGGATTAATCGACGATTTAGAATTGATGCGCCTGGCGTATCGGTTTTTGGGTGAGGTTGTCGATCTGGAGAGTCTCATAGCGGCGGGTAAGCGGGCTGGGCCGGTGATGGATAAAAATCCAAAGCCAGAACCAGGCTCGGGCGCGGGTAGCGGCTCGGGCGTGGATCGGGTCGCGCGGGGTGCTGGCAGCGGGGTTAAGGTGGATGGGGAAACGGGTGAGGTTACGGGCAGGAAGTCGCCGGTGGATCTGAATACGGGGGATCCCAAGGGCGGGGCGTAGGATTGACGCACGTTTAAATCAATCTGTGTCCTGGAGGCCTGCGGGCGGCGGGGTCTCGCCGTTGGGCGCGCGTCTGGCGCGGATGGCCTGGCGGGCCTGGCCGGCAACGGTCATTGGCAGGGTGTAGAGTTGGATTTTGTGTCCGCACCAGTCGAGCGTCTCATCTCCCAGGATCTCGGCGATTTGGCGGCCGAGGGCCGGGGTGAGGATGACGCCTTTCTGCGCGCCGGTGAACCAGATGATGTATTTGTTATCCGCGGGTGCGCCTGGCTGGGTGTGGACCTGCTCCAGGGTGATTCGGGATATGGCGAGCGTGGGCGTTTTTCCTGCGAGGTCGTCGCCGTTGGCGAATTTGCGGGGGAAGAGGGTCGAGATTTTCATTTCAAATCCTTTCGTCGCGGAGCATGAAAAAGGTTACGTTTTGGAATGTGGTTTCGTAGCGAAAATATTCGCGGCCGTCGCTGCTGCGGAGTGGTTTTTCTGTCCAGTCCTGGGCGTCGGTGCCTGGGATCTCGTTTAGGTCTGTCAAGTGGACGGTTGGTCCATTGCCGCGATAGTTGTAAATTGATACGACTTCGTTGCCTTCAGTGGCATGCAGCAGGTTTGCGACTGCGAGTACAAGATTAAAGCGAGTTTGGTTCATTGGGTGGCTTTCTCCCGGTCTGTGACCTGGCCGGGAAGGTTTTGGAATTAGAGGGCGGCGGCGATTTTAAAATTTTTGTTGTGGAAGAACTCATCGATGCGGAAGCAGCGCAGCGACACGGTGCCGGGGCCTGGGCTGGCCATTTCCCAGGCGGGAACTGGCTGTCCGTTGCGGTCGCGGGTTGTCACTGCTGCATATAGGTAGGCGATTTCTCCGCATTCGGCTTTGATCAGGTCAACGATTTCGCATGTCCAGTTATCGAGCATGTAACGGCTGCGCGGGGCGTATTCGGGGCGGCGCACGCGGAACTGTTGCCCAACATAGATATTTTCTTGTTGTTCCAGGTCCGCAATCCGGCGGTTTTCTGTGTCTTCGCGCTCCTCGAATTTATCCAGGATGTAGCAGGCGAGTCTGTGTTTGCAAACGTAGCCGTCCGCACCATGGGCCAGGTGATCGGGGCAAGTGCAGGCATGGGCTGCCAGGCTGACATGATAGGATTTTTCGCGGGTCAGGCTCTTGACCTCAAAACCCTCGATGCTGCATCCACTGATTGTGTTGGGGGTGGCGGCGATTTGCGCAGCACTGGCCAGGCGGTCGGTGTTTTTTCCAGCCAGAATGCTGTAACGATTGCGGATCTCGTCCGCTATGCAAGAGGTTTGGATTAGGGTCGGGGTTGTCATGAGGTTTTTTCCTTTTGAGAAACGAGGCTTAGAAAAGGGAGACCTGGGCCGAAGACCAGCACCAGGCAGAAAGACCACAAAAAGAGCAAGGAGACCAGGCACCAGCGCAGCTGGCGAGGGCGGCCGGGGCGGAAGGGGCGAAGGCGACGACCGGGAGACCACGCGCAGCAGCAGCAGCGGCGACGGCGAGCGAACCCGGGCCGGGCTGGAAGAAGACGGCGAGCGCGCAGCCAGAGAGCGCAGCCAGAGAGCGGCGCAACAGGCGAGCGCGCAGCGGGAGCGAGAGAGCACCACCAGCGCACCAGGACACACGCGCACCCAGGGCCGCAGCCTCGGAGACCGCAGCGAAGGCCGAACCGGACCAGAACCCAGCGCCCGCAGCAGACCCAGCAGCGAAGACCGAGAGCCGAGCCGCAGCACCACAGGCCAGGACCGCACCCAGGGCGAGGGCGTCCGCGCCGGCAGAGCAGCCGACCGAGAGCGAGCACCCAGCAGCGAGGAGGCTTTCGACGACTGGGGCGACGGCAGGCGAGGAAACCAGGGATCTGGAGCCGCCAAGCAGGACACGGGAGGAAGGGGAGAAATTGAATTCCATGTCATTATTATACGCTATGTTAGCTTACATTAGATTAGAATTAGATTAGAATTAGATGAGAAAAGCTATGCGCAGGGCGGCGGGCTCCGATCCAGCGCGGCGAGGCGGCCCACTTATAGAATCTCTGGCGCGCGCGAGGGACGAGCGCGCGCATTCCTGGGGTAAAAAAATCCCCCTGGGAAGGGGGGAGGGGAGAAAACGGCTTAAACTAGAGGCGGGTGGAGGGCTTTGTTTTTTTTTTCGCGCCGCTTTTGGTGCGAAAAAAAAAACAAAGCCCGGAACCCAAGAGGAGCGATAGCGACCCGAACGGGTAAGAACAAACCAGGTTAGAAACGAAAACCCTGGAGAGATACCAATCTGGGATTTTAACGTGCGTTCCACCGGGAAGGGGCCCGCGCCGCGCGGGAAGGGGGTAGATCTGTATTAAAAACCTATGTTTGACCGAACAAACGAAGAAAGACGATTTGCGGGCTGTGGCGGGCTTGTGGCGGCCTGGAGGGGCTTAGATTAGAGTTTTCTCGAAAACGAATAGAAACGATTGACAAACTATGCTTATATCGCTATTATGTGTATATGCTCCAAATAAAAAAGGTTATTTATGAAAATATCGACGTGGATCGTGCTGATTTGGTCACTTTGGCCGAGGCGGTGCGTATCACGGGTTTAACTCTGCCTGGAATTTCAAACGCGATAGCACGCGGCCAGTTAACTGAGATTATAGATTCATCTGCTGGCTATCACGGTCGGCGGTTGTTGCTTCGCTCGGAAGTTGAGCGGTTTGAGCATGGTCGCGTAGTTCCTGCATGACCAGGCGGGTTGTTGTTCGTTCGGCTCGGCGGCTCTATGTCGAGTCTAGTTCAACGCGCTGGGATGCCTGGTCAATTGGCGGGCTGGTGGTTGTGGTCTGCCTGGCGGTTTGGTTGGTACGGTCGCTCTTTGGGCTTTAGCGGGGTCAATGGGCGGCGAGGTGAATGATCGGCACCTTAATAATCGAATAGATTTTAAAATTTACCAGACCCGATTAGCGGTCGGGCCTGGTCATAATGTGCCGGTGATCGGTCCGGCTTTGTGGCGAGGGTGGGATTCGAACCCACAACCAATGGCTTATGAGTTCCTGGTTTTAAATGGGCAATGGATTCGTAGTCCATTGGTTTAGTCTGTCCACTGGTAGTGGTCGAGGGCTGCCTGGAGCTCTGTCTGGTTACTGGTGCCGTAGATGTCGCCGGTCACTTTTACCGAAGAATGTCCAGCTAATTGGCTGGCTTTGCTGAGTGGCATTCCGTTGTTGAGCCATCCACGGATGGCGGCGTGTCGCCACTGGTGCGGACACCAGCGGCCGTCTACGTTGGCTTTGCTGGCGGCGCGGCGCAGTACCTGGTAGACGCCGGACGCGCTGAGCATGAAGATGCGAGTGTCGGGGGTTGTGGGGCGGGCTCGCAGCCAGGCGCGCAGGGCGGCGGCGGTGGAAAGTCCGAAATAAACCTGACGCTCCTTCTTGTTTCCTCCTTTGCCTTTTTCGTGCAGGGTGGCGCTGCGTTGTTCTACGTCGAGGTCGAAGATGGTCAGTCCGGCGGCTCCGGCGCGGCGACATGCGGTACTGGCCAGGAATCGCAATATTGCGTAGTCTCTGGCATTGCCGCGCACGGTGGCGAACATGCGGTCGCGGTCGGCGGGGGTGATGCCTTTGCGGTAGGGGGCGGGGGCGGGGGGTTTCTCCAGCCGGTGGGTGGGGTTGCGCTCGGTGATGCCTTCTTTCTGCAGCCAGGTCCATAGGCGGCGCACGGCGCGAATCGATCCGGCGATGTATTCGGGGGAGAGCGGTCCATTTTGGCGGCGGTGGTATTTGTCATCTTGATAACGGTGCGTTCGGTCGGTGAGGGTTTTACGCCAGGCGCGCAGGTGGTGGATGGTGATGGTGTCGATGTCGGTATCTCCCAGGCGGGCAACGAGACCTTTGAGGTGGGCGCGGTACCATTTGACGGTGGCGGGGGATAAGATGCCATCGATGGATAGGATAAATACGTCTGCGGCGGTTTTTAGTTCCATATTATTTTTTTTCTCATGTAGGTTTGCTCTATTTGCAAGTAACGGGCCTTAAACGCAAAAAGGCCAGATTTCTCTAGCCGGTTGTCGCGGCGCGTTGGCTGTGGTAGGCGGACGCTGCGTTCGTTCGGGCCGGGGTGGGGTTTGCTCATCCCGGAGTCACTGTTTGATTGTAGCAGAAAGGATCAACGATGTGCACGATTGTTTTACGCGAGGGTTTGACGTGGGACACGCTGCCGGTGATTGAGCAGGAGGTGCAATCATGAATCACTGGATGCTGGCGGTTTGTCTGCTGGGGGTTTTGTCGATGTGCGTGCTGCCTGGGCTGGGGGGGTCGATGAAGGTGATCCCCTCCCCTACTCCAGCGGTGGCCACTGCGACGGTGGTGCTGATCAAGACGAAGGCGGTGCTGCAGGGGACGCAAGAACCTTTGTTCAGGCTGCCCGAGTTGCCGCTGCCCGAGTTGCCGCGGATCCGCTGGTGCGTGGTGGGGACGGATGGGCAGGTGCTGAATTTGCGCAAGGGGCCATCGATGGACAGTGAAATCCTGAATGGGCTGCTGCCTGGCAAGTGGGTGCAAATATTGGATGTGTCGGGGGATGGGCGCTGGTGGCATGTGCGCGCGTGGGATGAGGAAACGGGTTGGATTCGGACGGAATTCTGTAAGGAGGTGCAATGAGTATCTTGGAAACGATTGTGAGTGTGGCGGGGCGCGTGGGCGTGAAGGTGGCGATTTCGCGGCCGGTGTTGCATGGGTCGATTTTGTGTAGTTGTGGGCGGTCGGTCGAGGTGCGCGAGTGTGATCGGGTGACGTGCCGCTGCGGGGCTACGCTCTGGATGGATGTGACGCGGTCGAATGGGGTTGTCAGCGCGTATGCGCGAATCAATTGGCCGGGGCCGTCTTATCCGTGGGGAGAGCTTGCGCCTTCGGTGTGTGCTTTGGCTTACAGGCCGGTGCGGGTTGATTAACGCGACACGCGCCAGGTAGCAACTGGCGCGTGTCTATGCGATGGAGCTTGGCCGGAATCGCAAACTTCCGGCCAGGTAATTATACATCTATGCGAATGGAGTTGAAATGAAACATGTAATTGGTTTTGCAAGCAAGATCGTTTTCTATGTCTTTCTCGTGTTGGTCGGGTTTTGGACGTGCAGCCTGACGGTGTCGTTTGTGGGTCGGGTGCTGCCTGGTGGCCAGGTGGAGCCTTACCTGGCCTTGGCGGTCTTCGATGGCGGGGCGCTGACGTGGCTGCTGGTCTTCCTGGGACACGCGAAGGGGCTGGGTCAGCGGGCGATTGCGCTGCTGATGCTGGTGATGGATCTCTTGGGGGTTGGGGTGATGTGCATCGCGGAGTTGTTCCTGGGTGGGCAGAATTTCACGACCGCGCCTGAGAATTTGGGCATGATCGCCGTTTGGGTGATCGGGATTTGGACGTTTGTTAATCTGGCGGCGGGGTATGCGATTCATGTGCTCTCACCCAGCGCGCACGAAGAGATCACAAAGGGGGTTGCGCTGGATCGGGTGCGCGAGAGTGGACTGCGTCAATTGGAGGCGAAATTGGAGGTATTGGGGGCTGAGTTGGCGGACGAGATGGGTTCGGATTTGTTGCAAGAGGCGCTGCGGGATTTGGGGTTAAGGCAGCGGGGGCCTCGGCAGTTGCCCAGTGGGCAGGGCGAGGTTATCGATGCGCCGGTGATGGTCTCCCCTGCCGTGGGTTTGCACTCTATTCGTCCGAAGATGCGGCGGTCGCAGCGGTTGCCTATGATGCGCGTGATGAATATGCAGAGTTTGCAGCGGGCGCAGTTGAGCGAGGATCCAACCATCAAATTGCCGGTGGTGTCAAAAAACGAAAACGCGCTGACCGGGAAGTAGAGCGGCCTGGCGGCGCGAGTAGAGTCTGTGCTCGATGTGGGCGGTCGTACTCTGGGGCGTTGCGCTCCAGGTGGTGTAGTGGCGCTTGTAAGCAAGCCGCGTATCGGTCGCGGCGGGGTCGGGATGTTACGGTATAGGTGTAACGTTGGCCGGGCGGGGCTTGCTGCCTCGCCTGGCCAAGGAGCGGTTTAATGTTTTCTGTTTCTATTGTGCGTTTGCTTAAGGGCGTGCCGTTGGCGTGTTGGGTGGCGTTGATAATCGCGAATGAAAACGGGCTGGGTCCGCAGGGCGCGGAGTGGCTGGAGCGGGCGACTGGATATACGGATAAGCCGGTGGGCCAGGCGCTTTTGTTCCTGGAAGAGAATGGGGTAATCTCCAGGAATGGGCGCTATTTGTGGCAGTTGTGCGGGGAGTTTGCGCAGCTGCCATTGGGCCGGGATGCGTTGCCACGCTCCGCGAAAGGAGTCGGAGAAACTCCGACTCATCCCTCTAGTAGTAGTAGTAGATATATAGATTCTAAATTAAGTGATTCCACCACTACCAGCCAGACTCTGAGCGCGGAGGAGTCGGAAAATCTCCGACTCGATGAGGGGCAGGTTTTGAACCTGCCCGTACTGGCTGCTTTGGATGCGGCGAAGATTCGGGAACCGGCGCGGGGTCAGTTGGCGCGGTTGGATTGGATCAGCGTGGAGTTGATTGAGTACCACGTCAGGACGGCGGACAAGATTGGTCAGGCTATTTATAGGATCAAAAATAAATGGCCGATCTGTGACAAGCCGGACTGTGGCTATGCGCAGGATGTTGAAGAGCGGAAAAAGTATGTGGGCGGGGCGTTTTCGGATTTCATCCAGCATTGATGTTGGTTTTTTAGAACGAATATGCTACACTGCATGTACGGTAACATGTCTATTTTTTAGGAGGTTTGCGTATATATGGTGGTGCGGAAGCGGGGCGGTCAGTTGGGGAATACGAATGCGAAGAAGCACGGTTTTTACTCGGTGAAGTTCACTGCGAGTGAAAGCCAGGACCTGGAGGCGGCGTTATCGGAGGGGGTTGGGGATGAGGTGACGCTGCTGCGGGTGGGTATCCGGCGCTTGTTTGAGTTGGCGGGGAAGAGCGCGGACGCGGGTGAGTGGGCGAGTATGCTGGACGCAATTGGGATGGCGAGTGTGCGTATCGCGGGGCTGCTGAAAACGCAGCGTTTGATCGAAGGAGGGCAGTCGAGTCTGTCGGATGCCTTAAGCCAGGCGTTGAATGAGGTGTGCAACGATGTATCTTGCAAATAAAAATCATATGCGGGTGGCGCTGGATGAGGCGCTAACGGAGTTGGGTTTTGGGAATGAAAGAGTGAGGGATGGACGATCAGAATCAGGCTGCGCTGATCGCGGAACAGCTCGCGCGGTTTCGAGATCAATTGAACGCAAGGATGGACCGGCTGGAGACTTCGCTGTCGCATCATTCGGAATTGGGCGGCGAACGGGCTTTGTCAATCCGGGATGAGTTGGGGTATATGCGCGAGACGTTGAAGGACCATGAAGCCAGGCTGCGGACGGTTACTGATGGGGTAACGACGTTCAAAACCTGGAGCGGGTTGGCCAGCGGGGGAAGTTCGATTTTGGCGGTGGTGGCTTTTGTGAAGGCTTTGATCGGGGGCTGATGGCTACTTTGGTTGAAAGACTCAAGGCTTTGATGCGGGATGAGGTGAAGTTTATTTCGGCTGCCTCTGGCCTGCAGCTGCGAGGGTACCAGGTGGAGATCTGTGAGGCGGTGGTGCGCAGTGTGCGCCAGCGGCTGGGCCTGTCGATTGTGGTGATGCTGCCAAGGCAGAGCGGGAAGAACGAGCTGCAGGCACAAATCGAATGTTATTTACTGACATTGTTCTCGCTGCAGGACGCTGAGATTGTGAAGGTCTCGCCGACGTGGAAGCCGCAATCGTTAAATGCTATGCGGCGGCTGGAGCGAGTGCTTAAAAGCAATATTATTACGGGGTCGATGTGGTGCAAGGAAAGTGGTTATATCTTTCGGGTTGGGCGGGCTAGAGTATTTTTTCTGTCGGGCGCGCCGGAGGCGAATATTGTCGGGGCGACGGCATCCACGCTGCTGGAGGTGGATGAGGCGCAGGATGTGCTTCCCAGTAAATTCGATAAGGATGTGAATCCGATGGCGGCCTCGACGAATGCGACTCGGGTCTTCTGGGGCACGGCCTGGACGAGTCGCACGCTGCTGGCCAGGGAGTTGCGCGCTGCGAGGGAAGCGGAGAAGCGTGACGGGGTGCGGCGGGCATTTGTGTTGACGGCTGAGGATGTGGCGAAGGAGGTCCCAGCGTATGGGGCTTTTGTGCGCGACCAGGTGGCGCGGCTCGGGCGGTCTCATCCGATGGTGCGGACGCAGTTTTTTAGCGAGGAGATCGACGCTGAGGGGGGAATGTTCCCAGCCGGGCGGGTGGCGATGATGTGGGGTGATCACCATGCGCGGTTGGAACCTGAGCCGGGCAAGTCCTATGCGCTGCTGCTGGATGTGGCGGGCGAGGATGAGGGTATCCTGGATGGGGGCGGGGGCGGGCTGGTCAACGATCGGCGCGATTCTACGGCGCTAACGGTGGTTGAGGTGGATCTGAGCGGGTTGAGTGATGAGCTGCTCAAAGCTCCGATTTACCGGGTGATGGACCGGCGGACGTGGATCGGGGTGAAGCATAGCCGGCTGTACAACGAAATCCGCGCGCTGTTTGAGTTGTGGCGGGCGAAGTACCTGGTCGCGGACGCGACGGGGGTAGGCGCGGGGCTGGTGTCTTTCCTGGGTAAGAGTCTGCAGGGGAAGGTGCTGCCGTTTGAGTTCAATAGTTCGACGAAGAGTAAGCTGGGTTGGGATTTTCTGACGGTGATCGATACGGGGCGGTGGAAGGAATCGGGGAAGGAGCGGACCTGGGGCAGTTCGAAGCTGCGGCAAGATGAGTTTTTCAATCAGCTTGAAAATTGCCAGTATGAGATTGTGCCGGGTCCGCAAAAACTGATGCGCTGGGGCGTGCCGGACGGGACGAGGGACGCGGGAAGCGGGGAGCTGGTGCATGATGACCTGATTCTTTCCAGCGCGCTTTGCAGTGTTTTGGATGGGCAGGAGTGGGGCGTTTCGGGTCCTGGTTTGGTGGTCTCGCGGGTTGATCCGTTGAAGGAGTTAGACCGTGGTTACTGACGAAATCGTGCTGAGCGAAGTGCAAATATATAAGCTGGCGCTGGTGTGCGTAGATAAACAGTTGCAGGTGTTGGCTGTGGACGCAAATTTAGCCGATGTGATGGGGCTGGCTGATCATGATGTGCGCCTGGCGGCTGTGAGTGTTGTGCGGCGCAAGCTGCGCCTGGTTCGCGGGTTCCTGCAGGAGAAAATTAAGAAATGATTATGTCGAAGTGGGTGAATGACCATAGCAAGTCGTCTTGTCCTTCTTGCACTGCTGCGGTTGGCCAGGTGCATCCGGTGGATGTTTGGGTGGGGCGCGATTTGTCGCCTGGCTGTCATGCGCTGCTGTGTGGCGTGGCGTGTACCTGCCGGTTTGAGTCTGTCGAGGCTGAGATAGAGGTTGGCAATCTGGAGGACATCCCAGTGGTTGGCAACAATCAACATGCCAGTGTGCGGCTGTCGGGCGAAGTCAATACGGCGGGGGAGTTTGAGGTGCTGGCGATTACGTCGGGGGTTGGGAATGGCTGGGAGTTTGGGGAGGAGGTGCTGCGGGAGTCGCTTGGTCTGTGGGAGGGTGCGGAGTGTTTTGTGAATCACAGTCTGGAGGGGCGCAGCATTAGAGATTTAGCGGGTCTCTGCCAGGCTCCAGCCTGGAATGAACAGGCGAGGGGAATCCAGGTGAAGCTGCGGGCGATGGGTCCGAGCGCGGGGCTGTTGGACCAGCTGGGGCGCGAGGTGCTGGCGGCCAAAGGCGCGCGCAGGCCGCGGGTGGGTTTCTCTGCGGATGTGGTTTTTGTGGCGGACGGCAAGCGCGTGACCAGGATTGTGAGGGTGAACTCGCTTGATCTGGTTTTTAATCCAGCACGCGGCGGGGCTTTTGTAAGGGCGCTGAACGCTGTCCCCTCTCGGCCCCAGGGCGGGCCTCCGGGCGGCGAAGCGCCGCGCTTTCCGCTGTCCGCTTCGGACGGGGAAAATCTTTATTCTGTTGGTGGTTTGGAGGATGTGGATATGTCGGAAGAAAAAGGTCGGTATGATGTTGGAACAGGGGCTGGGGCTGGTGAGGGCGGGTTTGGAACCCGCCCGTACGAACCCGCCCGTACTGGGCTGGGGATGCAGATGCAGGATGATTTGAATGCTGCCCGGTCGCTGCTGGCTGTGCAGCAGGAAAAAGATAAGCTGACGGCTGAGGCGAATGCCGCGCGCGAGGTTCGCACCTCGATGTGCGGGTATCTGCTGGAGTCGGGGCTGGCGGCGGCGAAGCTGCCGCAAGCGATGGCTGAGCATGTGCGCAAGCAGTTCCAGGGCAAGGTATTCGATGCGCAGGAGTTGGACGGGGCGATCACTTCGGCCAGGTCTTTGGTGGGGGAACTGATGGCGGGTGCCGTTGTACAGGGGCCTGGTCGAATTAATGCGATGTTTGACAGCAAGGACCAACTGCAGGCGGCTGTTTCGGATCTGTTCGAGGTGGAACGCGACGCTGGGACTGAGAAGCTGAAGGTGGCCAGGCTTTCGGGCATCCGCGAGTTGTACTTGATGCTGACGGGTGATATCGATCTGCATGGCGGTTATGACCGCGCACGCGTGCAGCTGGCGACTACGGCCGACTTCACGGGGCTGGTCAAGAACGCGCTGAACAAGATTGTGATTAATACCTGGGACCAGATGGGCCTGGCGGGCTATAACTGGTGGGAGCGGATTGTGCAGCAGGAGCACTTCCAAAGCCTGAATGATGTGACCGGCATTTTGGTGGGTACGGTGGGCGACCTGCCGCTGGTGGCTGAGGGCGGGGAGTATACCGAACTCGCGGTTGGTGACAGTCCGGAAGTGGCCAGTTTCAAAAAGTATGGCGGGTATGTGCCGCTGACTTTGGAACTGATTGACCGTGACAATACGCGCAAGCTGAAGGCGTATGCGCGCGAGTTGGGTACGGCGGGGTTGCGCAAGATTTCCAGTTTGGTGGCGGCGATCTTTACGGCCAACACTGCGGTTGGGCCGACTATGGCCGACGGCGGTGCGCTGTTTAATGCGACTGCGGTTACTACGGCGGGCGGACACGCGAACTTGCTGACGACTGCTCTGGCTGCGGCTCAGTGGGACGTGGTTGGCCAGGCGATGTTTAATCAACCGGCGCTGGTGAAGCAGGGCGTTGGTTACTACGGGACTGGGCCGAAGATCGGGGTCAATCCGAAGTACCTGCTGGTTCCGCGCGCTTTGATGCTGACGGGCAAGCAGATTTTGTATCCTGGGATGGAACGGGCGAGCAACATCATGTCTGAGAACATGCAGCAGGGCGCGCCTGGTGACGTGATTGTGGTGCCTGAGTGGACCGACGCCACGGACTACGCTGCGGTGGCGGATCCGCGTATTCTGCCTGGCATCTATGTGGGTGACCGCTTTGGCATCCGTCCGGAGATCTTTATTGCGGGGGATGAACTGAGCCCGGCTGTGTTTATGAACGATGAGAGCCGCATGAAGGTGCGTCACTTCCTGGCGGTGTGGGTGAATGATTTCCGGCCGCTGCATAAGTCGAATGTGGCTGGATAGGAAGCGGTCCGTTGGGAGGGGCGGGTGGATAAGAGGGCGGGTGGATAAGAGGGCGGGTTTAGAACCCGCCCCTACAATGGGGTTTTCTTTTTTTCTTGGGAGGTAATGAGATGGGATATACAACTGATACGGCGATGGCTTATTTTGTGGCACCGGCGAAGATTGCGAAGAGTGCTGGGACCTGGACGCCGACTTTGGGTACGAATACGGTCGGGGATGTGCGTACGGCTGGGGCGGCGACTTTCAATCTGTTTGTGCCGATGAATCCGCCGCTGAGTAATTCGGTGGGTTTGAAGGGTGTGCGGGTTAAGAGCGTTGAGTTGCTGTATACCAACGCGACGGCTGACCTGACTTCGGTTACTACGGTCGAGATTGAGAAGATGAGCGTGAGCAGCGCGGGGGCTGTGACCGGCGCGGCGGTGACTGCAACCATCAATAGCGCGGAAGACACTACGGCCAAACGGATTACGCAGGCCAACCATCGGGTGATTGTGACGATCACGACTCCGGTGTGGCTGGACAATGACGAGGCGCTGCATCTGTATGTGGCGTTCTCGGCGGCCGGGACCAGTGCGGTGACGCTTTGGGGCGCGATTGTGAATTACGATTTGAGGGTTTGAGGAAGCGGTCCCCTCTCGGTCCCAAAGCGAACCTCAGGGCGGCGACACTCGGCAGTGCACCCGAAGGGGTGAGCGCCGAGCGTTCAGCGGATAGCGTGAAAGGGGCATTATGGACAAGTTAAAGGCATTGGTGAAGTCGCGCAAGTTTTGGGCGGCGGTGGGCGGGCTGGTGGTGGTTGCAATCAAGGCAATCAAGCCGGATTTTCCGCTGAGTGATGAGCAGATTTTGGGTGTGGTGGCTGTGTTGAGCAGCTATATCATCGGTACGGGGCTGGATAGCCGAGCGGCTTCGTAGGGTTTATTGGTAGTATAGGGCGGGTTTGGAACCCGCCCGTACGGGCTGGATTCCGGCGCGGCGCTCTGATGTACAAGTCTCACGCCGCGCCGGTTGTTTTTTGGGGGAGAAGAAGGGCAGGTTTAGAACCTGCCCCTACGTGTCTGTACGGTATGGGAGGTGAATTATGGCGTTTGATTATTCGACGACTTTGAGCAGATTGCGGGTTTTTCTGATGGACGCGGGTTCGGGGGTTTGGGCGGACGCGGACCTGCAGGGGGCGATTCGGCTGGCGGTGGGTGAGGTGGGTCTGTACAATGGGGTGGCTGTGACGCTGAGCGGGCTGGATGCGGCTGTGACGACTACGATCCCAGCGGGGCTTGAGTCTGCGCTGCAGGTGGGGGCGGCGGGGTATGCGTCTGCTGCGCGAGGGGTGGACCGGGCTGAGGCTTTTGAGTTGGCTGGGGAAGCGGGGGCTTTGCTGAACTGGTCGGCGCTGCGTTTGGGGGAGTGGCGGGTGATGCTGGCGGCGCAGTATCCCAACGCGGGGGCGGCGTCTGATTTGATTGCGGCACGCGAGTTGGCGAAGGACACGCGGGCGAGTACGGAGGCGCTGGCCAGCGACTCGCGGTTGGCTGCACGCGAGTTGGCGACGGACACGCGCGCAAGCGCGGAGGCTGTGGCTGCTGCGGCGCGGGCGGCTGCGCTGGTGGCGGCGGAGGCGGCAAGAGTCAATCCGCTGCGGACGACGGCGAATAAGACGTTTGGGACGTGGGCGGATGATTTTGGGGAGAAGGGTGAACGTGAGCATTAAGCGGCGGGGGGTGGGGGTGTGTTTGGTGCGGAGGGTGAAGTGATTCCTTATGTTTTGGGGGTGGATGTGTGGGAGGGCAGCCTGGAGATCGATGAGCAGGTGCTGCGGGACGGCGGGGTGAGGTATGTGATCACCAGGCTCAACGATATGAACGGGGGGCACCACAGGGACCAGGGCTTTGACAAGCAGTGGGCTGAGTCTGCGCGGTTTGTGCGCTGGCCTTATTTTGTGTATAACCCGTGGGTGAAGGGCAAGAATAATTTTGAGTGGATGGCCGACAACATGCCGAGCGAAGCGACGTTCGTCAGCCTGGATATTGAGGTGGTTTATGAGGGGTACAGTGCGCTGGAGTATGCGAATCAAGTCGAGGATTTTATCGCTCGCGTGGGTCAGTACTGGAAGTTGGATATTTATACGGGCGGGTGGTTTCTTCCTCTGCTTTCACGCTGGCCAAAGGATGTTTATTACTGGTGGGCGCGATATCTGACGCGGTTTTACCCAGCGCAAACGGAACATCTGAGCTGGACTGAGCTGCATGAGCGCATCCGCGTGACCAGTTTTAACCCTGGGACGGCTGTACCGGGGCCGTGTAAGAACTGGCAGATTGGCGGGGACCGGATGATTTTGCCTGGGACGGTGCGGCCGATTGATATTTGCGTGTTCAATGGCAGCGAAGAGGATTTAGGGACGTATGCCGGGGCGAAGCCTTCGGCGCGCTCCTGGGCTGTGCAGGTGGATGCCTGGGCGCGAACGATGGGGTATGCGGGGGTTGGGCCGGAAGGGTGAGGGGAAGAGGGAGGGAAGCTATCAGCTTTCAGCTTTCAGCTTTCAGCCTGGGAGGAAGCGGTCAGCGGTCAGCTTTCAGCTTTCAGCCAGAGAAGAACCTGGTTGTTTTCTTCTCGGGGGCTGACCGCTGACCGCTGACCGCTTCGGAAAAGAGGCGATATGAATATTTCTTTGGTGCAGGGCAGTACGACGTTGGTGTTGAATGGGACGGGGGCGGCGGTGCCGCTGCGGGCGGGGAAGATTGATCTGTCTGCGCCTGGGCTGGCGGTGATTGAGTGCGCTTTGGATGGGACTGCGGCGCAGATTGCGAGTTTCCAGCAGAGTGCTGAGAAGATCTTGATGCTGGGAGGGCTGTATGCTTCTTTGCCTGGGGAGGATTGGGCTTATGTGTGGGTGACGCTGCCAGACGGTTCGGTGTGGCGGTCGCCGGTGCTAGGGAGCAAGACGGCGGCGGCGCCTGGGCCTGGGTCGAGGGGGGGCGGGTCGCAGGGGTTTAAGCTGTGGCTGGAGATTGCGCTGTGGTGGGAGAGCACGACGCTGACGGATGTGGCGCTTTCGAATCATTGGGGGACGCTGCAGACGGGCGGTCTGCAGGTGGATAATCACCAGGACGCGGGGCATGATGATTATGTGAATATTGCGGCGAGCACGATTTTGGGGGATGTGCCGGCGCCGGCGGTGCTGACTCTGTCTAGTTCGGTGAATGGGCTGGAGTACCTGGTTGGCCAGTGCGTGACGAATGGGGTGGCGGCTTTCACGGGGATGCTGGAGGGGGAGAGTATATCGGTAGGGGTTGGCGGTATTACGGTTACTCCTACGGCTGACGCGGCGTGCAGCAGCGGGAATTATGCGGCGTGTGGCTGGAATGGTGCGGGGGTGGTTGGGGGTGGCTGGGGGGTGGATCCAACCAGTTACGCGGCGCGAGTGTACCGGCCGGTGCTGCGGCTGCGTAACTTTGTGGCGGGGGGTGAGAAGATTTTGCTGTGGGTGCGGCTGACGGGTCCGGCGGGGGATATTCTGCTGGACGCTGAGGGGGTGATTATGCCGACGGACCGCAAGCTGGTGGTGCTGCCTCCGGTGGCGCTGCCACCATGGTCGAAGCCTCCGGCGGGGTTTAGCTGGGAAGGGTTGACGCCGTGGATGGTGGTGCAAGCGGAAGGGGCTGGGGCGCATGTGCTGAATGTGGATTTCTTCCAGATGCTGCCGACGGAAGGCTGGCTGCGCTTTTATTGCGTGCAGCCTTTGATGACGTATAGCCAGGTGCGGTATGACTGCGGGAGTGGGCAGAATACGCGTAGCGCGACGGCCGGGGTGACGCATGTTCCGGAAGGGCCGGGGATTTGGCTGTACCCTGGGGTGCAGCAGAAGATCTTTGTGTTGAACCAGAACGCTGCGGATAGCGCGATTGGGACGAACACGACGGTGAGGGTGCAGTATCGGGCGCGGAAGAGGGTGCTTTGAGGAAGCTTTCAGCGGAGGGGAAGCGGTCAGCGGTCAGCTTTCAGCTTTCAGCCTGGGAGGAAGCGGTCAGCGGTCAGCTTTCAGCTTTCAGCCAGAGAAGAACCTGGTTGTTTTCTTCTCGGGGGCTGACCGCTGACCGCTGAAAGCTGAACGCTTCGAGGGAGGGATGATGAATATTTTAATCACGGACCGGCGCTCTGGCGCGAAGATTTTCTTTCCTGGGCTGTTTTTCAAGGTGGCGCGGGCGAAGTGGGATATATACGGTGGACCGTCTACGGCTGAGGTTGTGGTGAGTGGCTCGGCGGCCAGGCTGGGGCAGCTGGTGCAGCTGCTGCGTTCGCCGGTGGTGCTGAGCGATGAGAGCGGAGCGCCTTCTTGGTGGGGGTATGTGCATGGGGTTGAGATTAGGGCGGGTTACGCAAAGCCTGAACCCGCCCGTACGGGGCTTGTGCTTTCGGTGTCTTTGGATGATTTGTATAATCGAGTGGCGGTGAGGTATCGGGATGAGCGGATTTCGCCGGATGTGAATGTGGGCTGGCAGTTTCAAACGGCCTGGCAGCAGGACGCTTATTCTGTGGCGGAGTATGGGAAAAAAGAGGGGATTTTCTCTCGGCCCGGGGTAAGCCGCGGGTTCGCGGAGGAGGCGGCGAGTTATGCGGCGAGTCTGCTGGCGAGGTATAAGAAGCCGGGGGTGAGGTCAGCGGCGGAGAAGAACCTAACCCTGCCCTTCCCTGAAGGGAAGGGTCAGAACGACGCTTTGGCGACGCTGCATCTTAGGGGGTGGTGGGAGACGTTGGGGTGGCAGTTTTTTAGCGAGGGGCGGGGTTATTTGGGTTTTAATGGCGGCGGGGCTGTGCAGGTGATGGGGAGCGGGGCGGCGAGTACGGCGGCGGCGGAAAGCTTTACGGTTGGGGCGGCCGGCTGGACGCTGGTAAATGGCTGGGTGAAGATGGCGAAGTATGGCGCGCCAGGTGACGGCGTGTACATGTCGATTTATGACAATAACGCCGGACTGCCGAATAACATCCTGGGGACTGTGTCGGTGGCGGGGTCTGCGCTGAGCGGCGATTTGGCCTGGACGCGGTTTCAGCTGGCGGCTGGGATTGCGCTGAGCGCGGGTGCAACCTATTGGATTGTGGTCTATCGAACGGGCGCGCTGGACGCGAATAATTATTATCGCGTGGCGGTGGATGAAGGCATGGCGTACCCGGGCGGGGCGATGAAGGTTTGGAACGGCGTTTCGTGGGTGGACAGAGCGCTAAACGCGGATATGGTCTTTGCGGTGAATGGCCAGGCGGTGAGTACGGAGCAGATCAAGGTGATGGCGGATCCGGCTGCTGGGGGCGGGCAGTTTTTGGCTGGGGTGTATGTGGTGGATGGCAGCGGGGTGAATGCGTGGCAGTTTCGCAATGGGAAGGAAAGCTGCTTGAGTGAGATCAAGGGTATGTTGGATATGGGTACGAGTGCGGGGGAGCGGCTGCAGGCGGTGGTGAACGCGGAGAAGTGGCTGGTGGTGCGAAAAGTGGCCAGTGCCTCAGCGCCTGGCTTTTTGATTTTGCCCAGCGGGGAACTGCGGGACCGGTCTGGGGGGCGGGTTGCGCCTGGGTTGGCGCCTGTGGGGAAGTGGGCGCGGGTGCAGGGGTTTGAGCAGGTGGGGGGTGAGAGCAGCGCATTGGGGGCGGTGCTGATCACGAGTGCGGAGTGGGACGGTCAACGGATGATTGTGAGTTGGGAGTAAAAATCATGCTAAAAAATCTATTGGGGCGGGTGTTGGCTGGGCAGATTGATGCGGCGGTTCGCACGCGCCTGGCAGTCGTCGAGAACGATAAATCGTTTTTAGTTGGCACCAGGTCGGTGACGGGTGACCGGGACCGGCAGAGTTACGATCGTGAAGATATCCTGGAAGATGCGCTGGAGGCGTGGCGGTTGAATCCGCTGGCAAGACGGATTGTCGAGTTAACTACTCAATATGTTGTCGGTGGCGGGCTGCGTTTTAGCGTGGATCATACGGCGACTCATGCGTTCGTTGATCAATTTTGGAATCATGAATTAAACCAATTGCCTATGCGGGCGGTTGAGTGGTGCGACGAGTTGACCAGGTCGGG